GCCAGGGCGACATTGTCTTTTGCGATTGCGCTTAATTCTGGGAATGCCAGGTCTTTCATTGGCGGAGTCAATGTTGTTGGAGTAATAGAACCAGCTCGCACGCCCAGCACGCGAAACGCGTTGCGGATTGTTGTCACAGACCGTCTGAACCAAGTCTGAATCCTATCGATTTCGCCCTTGTCGGCAGAATCAATTCCAAGCAGCGTCACCGGCATTGCTCCGCCCTCAAAATACATTTCAGGGAATTTGCTTAATGCGTATAAGAGCTTCACATCCACGTTGCTTGCCTTGCCAGCCCCAACACCAGGGAGAACGTCCTGACTTGGGTCGAATTCCGCAAAGTAGACCATTTCAAACTTGCCGTCTGTGAGGTTGTTCTGCCAGGTTGCCCCGCTGGAATTCTGTTTGAAGTCGATAACGCCTTTTTCGTACTTGACGCTCATGTCAAACGGATTGCGGTATCGCAAATCTTTTCTAAAACCTGATTTATTCGTTATTATTTCCCCGAAAGCGGCTCCGGAAAGCAGCAGTGACGCCTCCCACTTCCAAAGCAAACTCGCAAGCGGAGTCGGATATGGCCACTCGACCTCGTCCTCTTTCCCGCGAATAATAGCAACCGGCGCGCTCGAAAGCGCGTCACACCGGAGCTGGACAACGCGGTACAAAACCGGAACGATTTTGTAAAGCGATGCCAGCGAATCTGGGACTCCATCTGCAGTCAGCATGTCCACCCAGCCTGGTACGTTTGTTATTGCCTTGAAGTTTTTTGCTCCGCTTAATCGATCCATAAAATCACTCCAGCCCTGTTCAACGCATTCCACCCGATCGCGAGGCTCATCACGCAGTCGTCGTGCATTCCGGCGGGCGCGCTGTAGGAGAACGTCCCGCTCGCGTTGCGCTTGCCTTCAAAACTCAAAAGTTCACCAATCAAAACTTGGTCATTCGGAATGCCGATCTCACTGTTTTCAAACGCCGCCTGCAGGTCTTGAATGGCAACCTGTTTAGACGCCGCGGTGGTCAGGAAAGAAACGATGTGCAGCCCGCGCGCTCTCAGATGGTCTATGACGGACTGCCCTATCGAGTTCGACTCAATCGTCATACTGCTCAAGCCCCAGCGGCGATAGGCTGCCTCAAGCCTTTGTTCCAACACCGGATAGTCCACCCTGTTGAAGCGATCAATGTGAACCGCCCGCTTTGCCTCGTCGTCCCAAATCGTGACAACTGTGTAGTCCACGCTTGATGCAACGTCCACGCTTGCCGAATACTGCCTGCCATTTTCCGGCTCATCAAGCGCGAACCCAAACACCGCGTCACGCACTCGGCGGAAGACGCTGCCTTGATCATCGGTGAATTCCGCCAGATACTCCTGCCGGAACGTTATCTCCGGCATGTCGCCTTTGGCTGCCTCGATTTCAGCAGGGTCGATGTAGGGATTAGATGAGGTCGGAAACGTCCACGCCTGCCATCCCTCATCACCCCGCAATCCGGCTTGATACCGATCCCAAAACCAGTTCCGCCCTTTCGGAGTGGAGATCAGGATCGCTTTGCCTTTTTTGTCAGACAGAGACGGGCGCAAAACTGCCCAAGCCTCCTTGTTCACGAACGCGGCTTCGTCTACGACAACCAGATCAAGCCCTTCACCGCGCAGATTGTCGACATTGTCAGCAGAGCGGATTTCTATCATCCCGCCGCCTGGCATCACCACCAGCTTGTCGGACAGCCTCACTGCCGCGTCCGGAATTGCGTTTGACATTCGCATGATAGGCAGCCAGCCCACGTTGCTCGTTTTGTACGTTGGCGCGACCCACCACGCATGCCCGCCGTTAATGGCGACACTGAGCGCTTCGTTCACAGACAGGCGCGTCTTGCCCCACCGCCTCCCAGCGGCAAGCACCTTGAACCGCGCTGGAGAGTTGTGTACCTCAAGCTGCCCTGGATGCAAATCGGCTGCGATCTCAACTTCAGCTAACATCGCGCTCCCCATCCCATCTGATCGTTATTTTCACGGGCGCACCGTCTGCGCCGGTTAACTCCGTGCGCATAGGTTTATCCAAGCCAAGTAACTTAGCGCGCCGGTCTTTTATCTTTAGGATGAGGTCGTAGCGTTTTTCGCGCCACGCCTGTTTTTCCAGCTCATCCAAGTCCGCAAGTTCGCTCGCTATCCACTCGTCGATACTCTCGGTCGCTTTTTGTTTCCACTCTGCGCGGATGATCTGAACATCTCGGCTAATTGTGCCGTGAGACACCTCGATAGGCGGGTCAAGTTTCTTGAGATTTTCGCGAATTTGACGCAACGTAAGACCGCGTGCCCGCATTGCTGCGATTGCCTCACGTCTCATCGCAATCACGTCTGCACGTGTTGGCGTATTCTGCTCGCTCAATTGTCAACTCCTATGTGGTCAGATTCAGCCCGTCTTTTTATCTCTCCCGTCTGGAAGTTAAGCGCATAAGCGGGCGTGTTCAAAACGCCGCTGTCAATCAATAATTTGTAATATTCCTCATTCGTGTGCTTGCCTTTCCGCGCCAGCATTGTGAGACCAGAATTAACAATCTCTCGGGTCGTGCCAAGCTCTATCACCATCCGACTCGCAACGTGCTTGAACGGGGATGGCGCGCCAACCAGAACGTGGCTTGAATGCTGTCTTAGAATATCGAACCATCGTTTGGTTGTGCTTATGTCGATATACTTGTCAGGGTCGATTGAATGCCGTTCCCGATAAAGTGGCGTGTAGTTCTGATATTGCAGATTGTTGAACTCGAGATGAAGCAGTCGTTTATTAGGCGAACGTGTTACCATCTCGCACAAGTCCAGAATGTATTGTTCCCAGTCGTCCCGACTTTCATATCCCGCAATATGGAACAACTTCAAAGCGACGTTGTCCACATTCATCTTCTGTATCGCTGCGAATAGCTCGTTTCTTGTAATCGGCTTGCCGATCTTCTCTCTCACCCGCTCCGTCGCGAATTCAACGCCCAAGCGCACCAACGCACCTTTAACAGGCTTCTTGATATAGTCGCGAAGTAACATGTCTTTCGTTTTCACGTCTATATCATCCGTATATTCGTTAGCGGAGATCATCAGGTGAATACCACGCTTTCTGGCAGTCGCTATCGCGCTTGAAATGCGCGCGTTAGAGTTAACCTGATGTTTGTGAGTCCATGATGTGAAACAGAACCTGCATTTGTTCTTGCAGCCCACGCCGCCCCAGTAGTAACACTTATTCTTGCTTATCTGCGTAATAGGCACTCTCTCCCAATCTATCCGCTGGCTTGCGAATAACTGTTTGGGAGTGCCAGTGTAAGCGCTGCGATGGTCGGCAATGTCAGCAAGCGTTTTGAGTTCCGCAAACTCGAACACCTCACCAATCCAGACAATATCTGCGAACGTACTTGCAGACCAAAAGTTGAAAGCATAAGAGCCACCCAAGATAATTGGCTTATCTGTCTTTTTCATCAACTGCCTAAGCTGAACCATGTCCAGTGCGTCGCAGGCTGAAAACAATACCGCGTCGCTGTCATCCTCAATATCGGGCGTGACAGAATGCCCATTGGTTAACAGTGTTCTTGCGACGATGTTGTAAGTCTGGAACCTGGTTTTGCTGTCCAGTTGTGGGAAGGCGTATTTCACGGCAGCTCTCCCATAGCGATCAGGCTAAGCAGCTTATCCATGACGTCATCCTCATCTGCCTCTTCAGTGAGCTTGTAGATCGAATGGTCGGGGTCGGGAATGTCGAACATGAGCGCACCTAAGACCACTCTCACCTTATCGCCGTTCATCATTCGACTGCCACCGCCATCGCCTTCACCGTCGAACTCGTCAAAATCGATGTCAGGATGAATCCCCAACTCCTTCTCGCTAAAGCCCCAGTCCAGCAGATCGTCCAGCTCAAACTCGTTTGCCAGCAAGTCAAAGTCCCACGAGCCGGTATTCTTGTTCAGGCGGATGTTCAGCTCTTCGACTTCCTTGTCGCTCAACTCGCGGTCAGGAATCCAGCACTCAATCTCTTTTACGCCGGTCTCTTCCAGCACGTGCTTGCGCTGGTGACCGCCGATGATGGTATGCGCCGAGTCCGCGTTCACAATCGGCTTGTCAATCATGCCGAATTTGTCAAGCGAAGTCTTGAGTTGCTTGAACTCCTTTTCAGAAAGCGAACGCGGATTCTTGTAATAATCCGTCAGCTCGTCAATATTGAATTGTTGCAAAGTCCAGTTTATCTTTCCCAAATCACCCTCGTCTTTTCAAGTAAGCGCGACCACGTCCACAAACACTCACGCCCACACCGTTATCAGTGAGCGTCTGCACTTTGTAAACTTCTGCAACAAACTCGATTTTTGATTCCATTAGCGGCACTCCATCCTGGATGACTCAAGTTCACTGATGCGGGATGCCATCTCAGCAACCGTAGCTCTAAGCGCATCAACTTCTGCTGTGCGCTCTTTAAGTTCCTGCTTCAGGCTCTTGTTTTCTTGTT